TTGTTAATGTATCTGAATCAGAAAACTTTGGTATATAACCACTAATACCAGAACCATCAATAACTTTTTTTCCACTTAGCGGTGATAAATTTATAGCTTGATTTATATATCCAGAACTGATAAATAAAGTTTCTGAGAACTCTGAAACCACTTCTTTTGAATTTGTGGCGCGAACTTTAACAAAATAATTATTATCTTCTTTTACTGGAAAAATAAAAGAAGGATTGATTGTAGAATATACAAAATCAACAAAACCAGTTATTCTTTTTGCTATCTGTATACCTGTTACAGAGTTTGCTAAATTATCTACTCCATTAGAAGAAGGATTAAAACTATTTAAATATCTATCTGCTGAATACGTTCCAGTATAAACAGTTCCACTATAAAATCCTCCAGAAGGCAAAAAATTAAAATTTCCATTTCCTGTATATCCATAAGACAAGAATATATCTTGATAATTAGAATTACCAGATGGAATTCTTATTTCTGTTATATAAGGTATTTGAGCAGATATTGTTTGGTAAGATCCAATTGGCAATGATCCAAAATTATCTACATAAACTGTATGATCAACCCATTGAATACCTGAAGATCCATAACTAGAAAATATATTTAAATTACCAGAAATTCCTGTTCCTGTTCCATAAGCAATTGATAAAATATTTTCAGGAGAAGAGTTTTGTTCAAAATAATTATATACTTTTTTATTATTGCCACTTTCTTCTACAGCGATATGAAATATACAGTCTTGAGATTGAGTTATTGGACTCCAAGTAAGAAATGCTTCTAAATTTAAATTTTTATCTGTTTTATTTAAACTTGAAGAAACATAACCTGTTAAACCAGATATTATTGGTGGTAAAGTAGATAAATTATAAGAAAATGGTTTTATTCCTGAAGAAACTATCTTTTGACCGCTATAAAAATAACTATACGGCACTAAATGTACATAATAAGTTTGACGAATATTATTATCAGCAACCAAAAATTGAGAATTGGCTTGTAAATCAGGAATAATTACGCTATCAATATTTATATTTTCGTAAGATTGTGTAAAAAGATAATCAGTAGAAGTTGTATCAAAAAAAGATCCAGTTGTTACAAAAACATCTAAAGATTTAATTACTTTTCTATTATCGTAATTTAAACTTACTGTTACTTCATTATTTATATTATATCCAGAAATATAAACTTGGGGAGTTCCAAAATTAATTAAAGCACTTCCAGTACTAGTTCTTCCTTGGATATCCGTACTAACAATATCTATAAAAAACTGAGTTAAATTATTTACATTTTGTTCCCCAGTAATATTAGAAAATAAATTTACTAAATCATCATTAGTTACAGAATAAGATGTATTTAAAAAACTATCAGGAGAACTAAATATTAAATTACGATTTATATCGTAAAAATTAATTTTAAAACCAGAAAAACCCGCATCTGTAACTATATCAGATAAAACATCATTAGTAACTGGTCTTATTACTGACCAATCTAAATTAATTGAATCTTCTAATAAAAATCCACTAACAAATGGCGTATTTATATTTAAACCATATGCGCTTGGTGATAAAGTATTATTTGTTGAAGAATCTGGATTAGTAGTAACTAAAGTTATACTAGATACTTCGAATGCCTTATCATAATCAATTCCTGAGTTTGGAATAAAAGCCATATATTACTTTACACGTTGATTAATTTTAAATTTTTATCAAAAGCGTAAAAATCAATAAAATAACTTGGACTATAATTTCCTGAAGAAATTTGTTTTTCCCCCAAGAATATATTAACAAATCTAGCTTCTGATCTTAAAATTTTAAATTTTAAAATCTTACCATTTCTAGTTATATTACACAGTAATCCATTAACCAATGGATTAGTTAAATAAGTAAATAAATTAACAAAATTAATGCTAATTGATTGATACATCTTTAAATTATAATTAGCATTTAATACTTCATTTTCTATTATAAAAGAATAATCATAAACCGTATTAATAGATTGAACATAACTTATATCCAATGGAGGATTAGTTATATTTGCGATTATTTGATCATCTGTTAATGCTGAAGTAATATAATCATCTGTGGAAAAAACTATTTGTTTTTGATTATTTTGATTTGGATCTACATATTTATCATCTTCAACTATTTTAAATTTTTCTTCGTCATACTTAAGGGCAGAAATAGCATAATCATTTGCAGAATTTTCTGTAATACTACTAATACGATAAAGATTTTGTTTATCAATATTTTCTTCTAAATAGATAGCAAAATTAGCGTCAGATCTTAAATTTGCATAATTACCATAAGTTTCATCTGGAAAAGATGTATAATATAAATCTTTTATGCTTGCATATATAGTTTTCATTGCAATAATTGCATATAATGGATTTCCTTTAGTTCTTCCTTCTGTATATAATAAAGTATTATTTTGATAAAATTTTATATCAGTTCCATCATAAGTTATTGAAAAACTATCTGTTATCTTAAAAGATCCTGAAGCTACAATTGAATTGTTAACTTCTACAACAACTCCTGATCCAGCGAATCTAAAACGATAATCAATATCTGTATAACTATTATTTATATTATCAATTTCTGAAATACCCACTGCACTTTCACTAGACAAATCAGGAACAGAAAAATCAAGAGAACAATTATCAGTATACGATTGATTAGTATAAGCCTTTTTATTCCAATCTGATGCAAAACTACTTACAGCAGTCAATATTTTATTATCAGAAGAAGCTGTTATTCCAGATTTTAAAACCCAAGAAAAATATTTTTCATTTATTAACTTCAATCTTAAATTAGCATTATCTATTTCTGATATATAAAAAGATAATTCAATTGGTTCTCCTTGAACAACAGAAAATATTTTTATATTCTTACCTAAAGAATCATCAGCTACTGGCCTGTCTATATAAATATAATTATTCTTAAAATCTAAAGAAGTTATTTTACCGTAACTTATATTTGATGTTTTTAAATAATCCGCCACTCTTATAACGTCTCCTATTTTTAATAAATTAGCTTCAACACCAGTTGTAAAGCTAACAACTTCAGACTCCAACTTTCCCGTTGCTAAAAACCATTTTCCTATTCTATTTGCTTGGTATCTAGAAGTAACACCAAATCCAATAACTTCTTTTTCAATCAATCCATATTTTTTTATTAAATCCGAATCTTCTACATAAACAATTTTATCTTTAAAGTTATCGCTTTTATCCAGATATGAAACTTTAGCTATAGAAAAAGAAGTATTAAAATCACTAGATGTGTAAGTAAATAAACCATCTTTAACGTTTGAATTTGTAAATATATAACTAGTAGGCGCAGAAACATCGCTGCTTAAACTTAAATAGCCATTTTTAAAATAAAAAATACCTCTAAAAACTGATGACAAATCAGATAAAACTTTTAAGCTTTCCGTTTCACTATTTAATAAAATATTTGCTGAAAATCTAGGTTCTAAGAAATCTCCAAAACCTTCTTGAGCAGCCACGCATTTTCCTGATTTTATTTTTAAATCATAATCAAATATTTTAGCAGAACTATATTGCTCAGAAATCTGTTCTTCTGCGCTATTATAGCTTAAAACTATATTGTCCGTTCTGGAAATATAAGAAACTGCATACTTTTTAATCTTATCTTGTCTATTTAAAATAGATGGATTTCCTGATACATAAGACTGTAAAGCTGAAAAAAACTTACCACTCTTATCAGATTCTATAAATGTACGAGGACCAAAATCATTATAAAGCTTTATTTTTGCTTTATAAGTGCTAGTTACAGTAGCTGATACAATAATTTTTTTATAATTAGTATCAACATTTTCATCAAATTGATCTTTTATATCATATAAAAATAATAACGAACCTATTGGATATTCTAAAGATAATTGTGTTTGATTTATTGCTGTAGCCCTAGTAATTATTATAGTATTATAATCTACAGAATTTATATCTGTTAAATCATTGTCATAAGTAAAATTATCATAAGGATATTTTGTAGAAGCATTTGTTTTTACAAGCTCATCACAATATTTAGAAATTTTTAAAAGCTCCCATTTATTCAAATCATTTTCATTAAAAAATGTTTTAGCTAATCCATATCTTGAATTAACACACAAATCATAAAATATCCAAGCTGGATTATCAGACCATTTGAGAGTTTTGCTAAAATTACCACTCCAATCTCCAGAATATTCTCTAGCTTCACAATCATAATTATCTGGAACTCTTATCTTTAATAGTTTACAATCATAACTTCTTACTGGAATAGATCCAAAATGTCTTGCGCTTACTTTATTTCTACATAAAACAGAATATGGATTTGAAAAACCATAATTTATTTGTTCGATTACAGAGTCTACTGAAAAATTTCTTGATGCATTTCCGGCATTTTTCAACTCTTGAATCGCGCTTATTCTTTGTTGAACACTATAAACGCTTATAATAAATTCAGAAAATGGATTATTAGCCCTGTCTTCATCAGATATTTCTAAAATAATTGGAATAATAATTGGTGTAGATTTTACTACAAAGTATCCTTGAAAATATAAAAATGCTGTTTTTCTTGTTTGTGGATTATTTAAAGCAACAACAAATCTTATATAATTACTATAAGTCTCACCTTTTCCTCCTATATAATATAATAAATCAATAGAAATATTTAATATTATTGTTGTTGTATATTTATTTTTTACATAATGAGTAAAGCAACGAGCAGTATCTTTTAATGCGATTAACTTCTTTTGAAAATCGGTATCAGTGCTATTTTCATAAAAAAGTTTAGTATCATAGTTTTTAGTTATATCAAAATTTAAAGAAGGATCTCTTTCCAAATCATAAACTCTACTTTTATATTCATATAGAGAACTAGCATTTAAATCTGAATTTTTAAGTGAATTTCCTAAATACAAATTAAAATCTGAAGAAGTTACATTAAATAAATTACTTTTACTATCTTTTACTGATACATCATTATAATAAACACCGTAAGCTAAAGAAGAATTTGCTGAATTAACTGGATTAGAAGAAGAGTTATTTAATGTAATATAATTTACAGTATTGCCATTAGAATCAGTCAATCCTTCTATAGGCCCCTCGCTTAACAGATCTACAGATTCATAAAAAGATTCTGAATCTATTGTCGCATTATTACTTCCAGCTGCAATATTTAAAATATTACTTGTATCTGTTTGAACGTATATATTCATTATGAAGCTATTCTATTTGTATTATATAAATAATTTGACACAACTACAGATCCTATTTTTAATCTACCATAACCTATTGGAATAGACACATTTCTTTTAGTAACGTTTTCATATCCAGAAAACAGTTTAGAATTATTTTTTATATCTTTTGGTGTTTTTGGCGATAACAATTTTGTTATTAATAATTGAATACCTGTAGCAATAGCCATTATAACTAACGAAACTAAAAGAGTAATACCGAAATCAGAACCTAAAATTAAAGGAACTACTTCTATTTTAGAATTTTTATTTAAAATTGGAGAATTTAAATAATCTGGAGCCATTATTTTTCCATCTACATAAATTAAAAAATGAGATATATATTCTTCCAAAATTCCTAAAGATTTAATTAATTTTCCACTGTTAGCCTCAATAGCATCAAAAGCTTCAGAAACAGTTTTAACATTCAAATTCCATTCTGTTTTTATTAAACTCTCAAATATTCCATTTAGTTTTATGTTAACCATATAATTAATATTTACACTTCATTTCTTTAAAAACATCATTTTTGATATCGTACATAAGCATATTTAAATTATGATATTTTTGATACTGAAAATCTGTTTTTGAAAAATCCTCGCTACAAGGATGACTATGAAATAAATAAATTATTTTAAATTTATTCTTTATATTCAAATATTCTCTAGGAGATATCAAAAAATTATTTTTTTCATCAGGATGTTTATTTTCAACTTGAATAAATTTATATATATTATTATCTTCGACAATAAAACCGCAAATTTCTAGTTCAGTATTTTTATTGCATAATATTTTTATTTCATTCAACAATTCATTTTTTAACATCGTTATCATAAGGATAAGTGGCTGGAAAAGCGCCAAAAGGTAATGAAGTTCTGGAGTTATTGGCAGATGTTTTATTATCTTGGAATCTCAATAAACAACCATTTAATGTTTTGGAGCATTTATCTTGTTTCCAAACATCTGTATTATCTAATGGATTTTTATTCAACACATTATCCTGCAAACACACGAAAAAAGTTTTTGGACTATTTAATGGAATTATCAAAGAAGATTCTTCATCTAAATCCATGCTTGGTAGCGGATCTATAAAAATAAAATCACCCTTAGAATAAGTTCTAGTTGATAACCATTCTCCTTTGTATGTTAAACTTGTTAAATTATAAGAATTATTGCTTAAATTTGTTTTATATCCAGCTAAAAAAGTCTTATCATTTTGATCTGCAACTGGAAGACCTATATTACTTGTTATTCCAGGATATGAAGGAGTAGATGATACTGAATCTTTCCATACTGTTTGAAAAAAATATAACGCATTAGCAGCGTCTCCAGATCCATTTTTTATAATTGGACCCGCATAGTCAGAAGTGTTTCCATAATTACATCCATAACAACGATAGTTCCATCCGCAAGTATCGTTCGTAACTTTTCTAGCTGGAATATTTAAATTTTGAACATCAATCTTAGAAGATAACTCCAATTCCACTTCTTGTTTATTTTCACTTTTTTTCAAATTAATTATTAATTTATCAAAAGCTATATAAGTATTAAAACTAGAAGTTCCATAAGGATTAATTCCATCAGTAAAATTTGCCGCATCCAAATCTTTAGCTAAAATCTTTTTTCTATAAAACTTTTTTCCTATAAGATTATTTCTATCGGCTAAAATTTTAGAAAAATAATTATTTACATTTGCAATTTTTAAAGTTGGCCTACTCTGTCTTCCATCAGAGCTTTTTTGAAAAGATGAAAATTCACAAGGTAAAAAAGAATACTCATTACCTTGAAAAATAATATTTTGAGAAAAGTTCTTAGATCCATGAAATCTTAGAAATCCTTCGTTAGGATCTAATTCTATTTCATATAGATCTAATATTAAATAATTGTTTAATTTAAAAAGAGTGTTCATATCAAGAAGCGGATGATGATGTTCCAGCTATATTAAAAATATTTGGCAATCTAAAAGATTTATTTCTTATATCATAAGTAGCAGATGTTTCTCCAGTGAATAATTTAAAATACGTATCTATAAAATAGTTATTTATATTAATCTGTTCGCTATCTATCAAAAGTCTATTATAACACGCGATATCAAAAAAAGAAATATTAAGACTTGTTAAATCATTGATTAATTTAAAAGTTGTTCCTTTTATATCATTTATTAATAAAGATGAAGATTTATTCGCTGCTGGCGCTAAAGCCAACAAATCATAACTAGTCAATAAAGTTCCATTTATAAATATAGAATAAAAAGTTTTAGAACGTTTAACGTTTATTATTACTGGATAGTAAGTTTGATCAGAACTATTCAAGCTTTTAGATATTTGAGCGAAATTCGTCTTTACAATTCCAGTTGTATCATACATAAAAAAACTATCACCAATATTTTTTATTTCAGCATCGAATAACGGAGTCAAAAATGATTGAAAAATATTAGGTTCTTTAGGATAATAATTATAAGAACTTATTAAATATTTTGTATATAAAATATGTTTTGATGAAACGTTTGTTGCTGTTTTATACCAATCTAAAAATTTAAAAGAAGTAGAGGAATTAGCTAATGTATTAAAAGCTGTTACTTCTTCTATTGCAGCTACTATATATAAATCAAAATCATCACACACAATAGAATCAGTAAATGTTGTTGATAAAGACTGATTAGTTAATGTTAAAGCCTTGTATCCAAAACTCTTATAATTTGGATTATATGCGGCAGTGCCAGTTAAAGTATAAGATCCACCAACCCAATTAGGAGTATTTGAAATTCCACTATTAGGAAATCTAAAAATATAATCAGATGGCAAGTTTTTATTATATATGTTTAGCAATACAGAAGAATTTGAGAATGAAGTTATTAAATTACCACATAATTGATTTGTACTTATAGTATTTACTGGTTTAAAATTAGCTACAAATAAATTACCTTGATTATAATCAAAAGTATTTTTAGCACTTGTTACAATGTTAACTGTATTAAAAGAGTTTGCTTTACCTTTTGAATCTGTATTAGTAAAATTAGTATTTGGATTTAAATAATAAACAACTGTTTGAGATCCAGATTCTCCATATCCAGCTTGTGGAGAAAACCAGTATCCCACTGTTTGTGTGGAATTACTATTTATTTGTGTAGTATTTGTGTTTAAATATGATGAATATACTAAATCAAATCTTGTATTAAAAGAATTAGAAGCTCCTTGTATAGGAAAATTTCCGTTTTGATAAACATAATCGTTTCCTCTTCCTCCTAAACCATTTTTTGTCATCACAATTCCAGCTTTAGATCCCCCACCACCAGATTGCAAAGAAGATTTATTTTGTATATACAGATTATATTTTATATCAGAAACGGCAGTCTGATTATTTATACTTGTTTTAGCTGCTAATTTTAATATATTGCCTCCACTCTTCGAATCTGCATAAGTATTATTGGCATAATTATTTTCAGTCTGATTAATTAAATTCGACCAATCGCGACCAAAGGGATCATAACTATTTAAATTTTGATTTATAATTTGACCGCCTCTTCCTTGATATCCTACCAAACGAGTCGTTTGTGGAATATAAATATTTATTAGCGTATCACCGCCAGAATTTCCAGTAAAATTTTCAAATGTACCGTCTAATTGTAATGCATATTTATCACTATCTGTTGAACTAAAAGTGCTATCTTCTGGCAGATATATATCTACAGAATTATAATAACTTAAGTCCGATTTTCCATAGTTAGCGTCTAATATATATTTATATAAATCAAAGTTTTGTATATCGTAGCCCTGTTTTAAATTAACAACTAAAGGCCCTCTACTAAATTTTATATCTTGAGGAGTTCCGCTATAACCACTAATAATTTCATTTGATAATTGAGTGGTTATTGAATCTACGCCTGTAGCATAAATACTAATTCCACTATGACCAACAGATGAAGTATACATTCTTGCATAATAACCTGTTTCTATTAAAAATGGATATTCAGAATAAGGAATATTTATATAATTTAAATACTGATCTGTACCATAAAAGTTTCCATATTTTGGAAAAGCATTTGTATTTTCAGATATATTTATATTTTTAGAAAAAACTATAGATGAAAAATTTGAAGTAGTGGATATGTCTAAATTATAACCTGTAAAAAAATAATTATTTAAATTCTCTATTCCTGTTGGAACCGACCAATAAAAATCATAATTTAAACCATTTTGTGTATCGTAATTTCTTACCGCTTTAAAAGATCTAATATAACCACCAGTAATATCTATAATTTTATTTCCTGTTATTTGTAAAGTAATATTACCGCTTGGATCTGTAGTTCCATCTTCCGTTGATTCGCTAGTTATTGTTATAGTTGTCGATTGTGTACCTGAAGGTGTAGAAATAGTTGGAATATAATATATATCTACATTACCATAATCACTACTATCTAATAATAAAGAGGATTGAGATAACGCAAAATTTGTTTCATTGCTATTATTAAAGCTATATTCAACTTGCGAATTTCCACTATTATATATATTTAATGGGTAAGAAATAGCAAAACCAGTTAAACATTGTCCTATATTTTTACCAGTTGTATTAACGTAAGTCATAGTGAAATTAATGTATTAAAATATATATCTGATGAAGTTAAACCCTTAAACTCTAAAAATTTTACTGAAATATCGTGATTGTTATAGAATTTATATGTATGATTCCATTCAGGACAATAAACATTTATTGTTTTATTATAAGGATCTGGCAAATCTATTTCAAAAATCTTAAAACCAGCTTTATTATCTAAAAATTTTAATATCGCCAAAGTTTCTTTATCTGATCTATTAGAAAAATTCAAAGTAAAATCTAAAACATTCTTATTGATTCCATCTGTTTCATAAACTGGCGCAGTCATTGCATACTCAGTTTTTACAAATCTTGGATTAAGTGGAATTTGAAAATTTAAATCAGGCTTAAAATAAAATTTTCTTGTGAATAAACTATTTATTCCTGTAGGATTTTCGTTTATACTTACGATTTTATTGTCAATTCCAGTATACCAATAATAATCTTCTAATAAAGAACTTGTCGTTTTGAAGAACGAAACATCATCTTTAAAATAAGGTTTATTTTGATCAAATAATCTTGTT